TTGAAGTGGCCCAGCACATCCATATATTGTCCCCGACTGTATCAATGCGTCGCATTCTTCTTTCGTGGCGTGAGGTGGAATTGGTTCAAGTGTCGCCTTGAAAACACCGTGGCGCAATATCCGGCAGTTGAAGTCGTTGTGTGATATTACAAACGGTTCGTGACAATGAAGGCACGTAAATGTATAATCCATAATTATGCGTTTATAATACTATCGTATAATACTATCGTATAATACTATCGTATAATACTATCGTATAATACTATCGTATAATACTATCATTTATGGATTATACCAATTCCCCAATTATGGATATTGCTTCGTCTCCGATTTCAAACCGTTGACCAATGACACGCACTCGTATTTCTTCCTCTTCTTGTAAACGTGTAAAATCCACACGGTCATAATGATGGTCACGCGCAATAAAAACGACGACTGGAGTCTTTGGTTCGTTAAGTGTGGCGCGAATGCCTGCCAAACTAATATTTTTAATCACACACGAAAATACGACTCCTTCTACGAGTGAGCACGAAAGACATTCGTATACCACATCAAATATCGCATATTTGCCATATAAATAACCGTTGGAATACGTGAGTATTTTCACACTACCTGGACGGATAAATCCTTCTGCCATACACTTTCCTTCCACTGCTTTTGAGAGAATATGTTCTAGTGTGTCTTTCACATTCCGCCCGATGAGGTGAAAAGGTAGTTTTATCTTCTTCGTGAGTAATATTGTTGTATATATACCGAGTTTTGGTTTAGATTGAATGACTTGATTCGGGCGTTGTAGAGTAGCACCTGTATTTTCTTTTGAAATAATACTCATTGTATATGATGATATACTACTATAGTTGTATACTTTATTTCTCTATATACAACTTTTCAATATTACACAAAACTGCTTCTGATGGTGTAAAGAACCATTTATGTCCATTTACACGATTACGATGAAACGTGCGTAAAATAAATTCTTGAAACACACACAATTCTTTCTGGGTTCGCAATTTCGTATTTTCAATCGTGAGTTTATATTCGTCGCGAGAGGTTGGTGGATGAAGTGCGAGCAACGTGTTAATCATTGTAATCGTTTCAGTTTTACCAGACTGGTCGCAACGCGCGCCTTTGTCGCGTTTCTTTGACATCATTTTGATTTTAAATATGAAATATTCCTTTTTGAATAACGTAATGAACCCGATAATCATATTCATATTTTGGATATGTTTTGTCTGTAGATTGCCTAAAATAAGTTTATAGTCTCGTTCATCTTCAGGTTCAGCCGGTAGCCACTCATTTGTTTCGTGACGCAATACAATCATTGCGTATTGCGGTTCTTTCTTCTCGTGGAAAAGGAGAATAGCTTGGTCAATGGGGGCGGCGGCACTGGCGGCGGCTGCTCCCGCTGCGACTTGTGCTCGTTTTCCAACCAAGGGTCGCACAATCACTTGTTGTGTGTAATAATTCAGAAGCATTCTCTCAAAAGGCGTGAGAGGCTGAATATCGCCGCTCGCCGCCGTTGCCGTCGACATCGAATATTGATTTTTCTCATATAAATATTTGATTAACATCACACTGTCATCGTATAATAAATGTTCCAAGAGATTCGCAATCACTAGTTCCAATAGCTGGTCTTTTGTGATTTGGAATTCTTCTGTTTGAGAGATTTGATTCAGAATTTTACCACAATAATAATACCATTCTTCTTGGTCTTTCGTCGGTTTGTCGTATACCGTCTGACACGTTTCAAATGTGTTTGTAAGAGTAGTAATCAGCGCATCTATTGCGGATTCAGTCTCTGGTGCAACTGATTCCATCGGTAATTCCGCTGCCCCTGCTCCTGCCGCTGCCGCTGCATCTTCCGGTAGTGACACTTTCGTAGCAGATGAACCTTGCTCCAATTTATCCACAATCATTTTATTCGGAACTACTGGCGCCACCGCGACTGCGGCCTCCGGTCGAATATTCAAGTAGTCCTCCGTAATTTCAGCTGGAAGAGGGTATTCCACCGATGGGTGTTTATACGGAATTGGGGTGCTTCGTTCGTGAATACTAATACGTTTATCAGTGATTTCAATCGGCTGAAATAGATAATAATCTCCGACATTAATAACGCGCCCAAGGCGCCCATATTTGTCATTGACGTATTCATTGGGGTCGGTCACCATTTGTGTCAATGCGAGATTGATTTGCGCGACAGGATAATGTCGAATCGCGTTTACGTGTGCGATAATACCATTAGGGCCGATTTTTTTATAAAAGAATCCTTCTTTGAATAGTTCGCGGATTTTGTGGATAATTTTATCCAGGTTCATTGACATAAACTTTTCATTAAATGTATCCAAGCGAACGTCGCCTCTTCTTCCACGGTCACCACCGTCACCGTCACCACCGTCGGCGTCACTGTCGCTGTCGCTGTCGCCGAGTCCGTATAACTCTTCCTGTTCCTGAATCGGCCGCCCATTTGAAAACGTCGGACGGCACGTATACTCACAACGCTCCATATAATCACACAATGCGGAATATGGACGCGCGCCAATTTGGAAGTCGATTTGTTTGCGCGACGAGAGATTCTGTTTGACAACCTGGTTCAATTGCGCGGCAGTTTGTGTATTATGCTGAACGTTTAGTAAACAATCCACTGCGGAGGTGCGAAGAACGCGAGACACTTCGCCAATTTTTAAGGCCTTGAATTCCGATAGACGATACAAATAGAGGTCTATTGCCTCGATTTCAGGGTTTGTGAGTCTAGTCCCGTATAAATACAATTCCACATTCCGTTGTGAAAATGGGAGACGTTTGTGACTACAATTTCGGATAGCGCGACCAATAATTTGTTCCAGGAGGTTCATATTATACCACGGTTCCAAGATATGAACCTGGCGAATGTTCTTGAAATCCAAACCTTCACTTCCCGCTACTGAAATAATTACAACCTTTACGTTTTCACCGTGCGTATTATCCTCGCTCGTGAGTGCTTTTAATTCGAAGAGATTGTCGGGGGAAATGGTGGGGTCGCCGGTAATCACAGAATAACGCGCAGGACGAAAGGGTTGGTTAGGAAATTGCGCCTGATGCTGGCGTTGAGGAAGCATTGTAATCGCGTCGATACTGGGAACCGGCTTGCTGCGGAATAACGAAGAGTTCGCGCCGGCTACGCTATACCGCGTGAACCCAAGCTCTTCTAATGCGAGTGCGATGGGGACGACACCGCCGTCGATATACTGACTATACGCAAGTATAATACCTTCACTTGTAATAACACGGTCGCAAATATTCTTGATTTTGGCCGAGTAACGCCCAATATTGTCGGGTGCGAAGATTCGGGAGGACGCCTTTGTTGTAGGTTCACCACCCGGCAACTTAAATCCGCGCGTGAATTCAGGACGGTATTCGAAATTCTGGCGCATTGGAGGATTGCCGACTTCTTCATAGGACATAATATTTCGGAGTCCCTCTTTACCGATACAAGCAGTGATATCAAACTCGTCGGCTGGGTTATTCATATACTCGATGAGAGATGGATGTGGGTATACGATATTCAATGCTTCAAGGGGGCGTTGAACGGCAGCATATCCAATGGTATCCATATTTTCAAACGATGGAAAATCCACTGATTCAATGACGGTGGTTTCGTCGATGGCGGCGGTGGGGGATGCTACGGCGGCGGCGGCGGCGGCGGCGGCCGACGCTTTCTTGCCTTTGCCTTTGCCTTTGCCTTCCACATCCGATGCCGCCGCTGCCGCCGCTGCCGATATCGCGGCTTTCGCGGCTTTTTTGCGCTTCACCATCGCCGTCTTCTTGTAAATATACATCGCCTTCATATCACTAATAATGAACCGATATGCTGCTTCCTGAATATCGCCTACAAGGGTGATATATACATCAATATGCTCGATGGGTTGGTCGATATGACGACCGTTTAATTGGGTTCGCGGGTATCCTCCCGCTAGCAGCGAGTGTTCCGGTGTATGTTCTCTCGGAAAGATGCGATAAGGAAAGGTATACGGGTTCTCTCCCCGAACAAATGAAACATATCCAGTCGCCTTTCGAATAAGTAAATCCTTGCCAATCTCTCGGCCATCAGCATCAAGACGAAAATTGCCACGGTCATCAAAGACATCAGCAATATCAATCGTCGCGCGTCGGTCGTTTAGGTTCATCAAGTTTATCAGCCACACAATTTCCTTATAACTGTTATACATTGGTGTCCCCGAAAGAAGCAACAAGCGCACATTGTTGACCTTCTGGACAATTTGAAACAAAATCTTTGCCACGCGTTTATCGCGGTTATCATCGGTGATACGGATATTATGAACCTCGTCAATGATTATCAGTGTATTCGCGAATAATTTACGCAATTTCGTCACGGATAAGGTTTCAATCGCGAGTATCTCCATTTCGGCTGTTTTGGCAATGTCAGCCGCGGATTTACGACCTTTCTTCGCCGCACCCGCCGCACCTGCTTCCACCGCGCCCTTCCGCCTTACTTCTTGTATCACTGCGTCATCCTGTGAAATCCCCACACTTGATGCGTTTGCCCGCGCATAATTCGCGAACTCATTATAACCGAAAAAGGTATAATGCGACGAAATAAGACGCCGAATCTGTTTGATAATCTTGTCGCGCGTGAGACCTTTCATATTCATTGGGTTGATTTCTTTGATGAATTTATTCCCAGTGCACGCGCGAATATTCCATACACCTGGCTCAATCTCTCGGAGTTCGCGTTCATCAAAGAGCTGGAGTCGGAAATTCTCTTGAACGTTGGGCGACGCAATCACGATGATTTGTTGTGTTATCCCCATTTGTTTCATATAATCGCGCATTTCTTCTGCTACGCTAATTGCCGAACACGTCTTCCCTGTTCCGAGTCCGTGATATAATAACAGGCTGTTATACGGCGTTTCTACAGAGAGAAAATTACGGACGAATTGCTGATTGGGCGCGAGTTCGATTTGCGCGTTACAGAGAATCTCGGCCTCTTCTTCTACGTTTTTGGTATTGTCCACATCCATCTTGGTATCAAAGAACTCTTTCCGAAGGGCAATTTTGGTATTAAAATTTGGGTCATTTAGGGTGGGGTAGAGACCGGCGCTTGCCGCCGCACCCACCGCGTCCGCCGCGTCCGTGTCGCTTGCGTCGCTTGCGTCGCTCCGTAATATCCCAATATCGTGTAATGTCATCTCTCGTTCAAGCAGTTCCTTTTTCAGTAATAAAGCGTTGAACTCCTTACTAAATGGATTATTGAGTTCTTCGGGTTTGAGGCGTTTACGTCCTTCTTCTAAGTCGCGTTTCATTCTTTCGATGGTTGACGCTCTTGCGGGGACAACGCCTACTGCCGCTCCGGATGCTGCTGTTGCTGCTGCTTTCGGTTTAATCGTGCGTTTTTTCTTTTTATCAGGAGCGGCATCCACTGGCTGTGTCGAAGACGATGATGGTTCGGGAATCACCGCAAGTGCAGCAGACGCAACCGACGCAACCGACGCAACCGACATTTCGATTGGCACATTTTCTTCTTCTTCATTGAACCCAACTACATCAGAGGATGGAACATTCTCCGTCGGCAATTGCGGTTGCGGAGTCGGAACAAATATACCTTCATTGATATCCTGATTTTCCATTGTATGTTAGAATCAGTTATCCTTTATATAACTATACGAAATAAAAAGGAACTACAAGCGAAGAATCCTGCGTCAAAAGATTCTGTAGCGGGATAATATGTTATTGATTTTACAAACAATCCCGATTTTTTCTAAATTATAAGGTCGTATTGTGCGAATACACTCATCAAACGACATCCATTTCATTAATCCTACCTCCATAATGTCGTGCGCCTTCTTCGGCTTCTTATCTAAATCCACCATTGCTAAGAAATACTTTTGTTTATAACACTTCGCGTCTGACCCCATAAATATCTCATCAAACGGCGCAATATTTTGGATAACGTTGTCCGCAGTGATATCGTATCCGGTCTCCTCCAAGCATTCTCTCAACGCGCACGGCAAGTCTTTCTCATTGTAATTTCGCCGCCCTTTTGGAAACCCCCATTCTGTTTCTGTCCAACGCGTGGTCGAATCATCGATGAATTGTTGGAGGTTTTTGATACGCCCATCCTTCAAGCGAATACCTCCAAGAACTTGGCGATACTTTTCAAACGATACATTCTCTTCATTTTTATACTGACTCCCGCGCGTATAATCCCCCCATAATAGACGCCATAATTGGTCAAATGTAAGACGCATCAAATTCGCCTTTTCCGTCATTGTCATTTCGTCGATGATGCGCTGGATGTAGTCTTCATCATTGAGAGAATACTTGCCGCGAATAAAGTCCACGAACCCGAACGAATCACGCCGGCGTATCATTAGAAATTCTGGGCCAGTTTCACCACACCGAAATGCGATGACACCAATGCTTGTAATCGGTGCGCGGCAGTTGTTATATACGTGATTATTTCGATTACAGTTGTTACAAAAGTATTTGTTTCGTTCACCGTTGCTAGTGGCGCCACCATTCCCTCCATTACCGCGCAACGCAGACGATTGCGATTGCGATTGCGAATGCGAATGCGAATGCTTGTTCTGTCGCATTTGACTAATCTCGAGATAAGACATTGCTGATTTAGGATTGTTTACTTTTTCATCGTTTTCTGATTCCATTCTCCGCGCGTTGCGTAGAGTTGTGCGTTTCACCAGGTATTAACGTTATTCTCTCGTTGTTTTTATGTCGTTTGATTATAAGCGACGCGACGTGACGCGAGGAGATGCTTAAACTCGATGCCACTGTTTGGGGACCACATTATTGGTTCGTATTGATGACCGCCGCCGTGAATTATCCTGACCACGTGAACGATGTCACGCGTAAAAAATACTACGACTTCATCCAGAACTTTCCAATGCTAATACCTGACCCCGAAATGTCGTCGGAGTTTGCGCGGATGTTGGATAAATACCCGGTGACGCCTTATTTAGATAGCCGCGATTCGTTTATTAAGTGGGTTCATTTCATCCATAATCGGTATAATGTGCTTTTGATGAAGGACGAGATGTCGCTACACGACGCTCTCGAGAGATATTATTTACACTATCGACCACGCTCCGTTCAAATCTTGGAAGAACTGAAATACCGGGAGAAACTTGTGTATTTACTGGTTGTTGCGGGGTTGGGGTATGCGGCGTATTATTACCATAATCGGTGACGGTGAAGACGATTATGCCGTTGTCGGGCAAGCGGACCATAATCGGTGAAGGTGAAGACGATTATGCCGATGATATTATTCGCTGTTATATATAACCGCACGAATAAACACACACAATGGTAAAAGCCGAGTATATCGTATTTCTTGTCGCAGCATTCCTTATTGTAAACACATACTATGATGGTAAATTGACGAAACTATTCCAGACGAATCAAAAGTGGATGAAGATGGCAATGTTTGCGTTCGTCGGTCTCTCGCTCTTCTTGTTTTTGCGTCGTAATCCGGATAACTCTAGGCAGTTGATGTTTCACGCAAATGATATCATTAAGTATATGCCGATAAGCAAGGGGACAGCGGATATGATAACACCGTTTTTTGATATGACGGGGGGTCCGCCGGGGGTTCCGCCGGGGGTTCCGCCCCCCCACGACGGCGGTGCGATGGGCGGAGCGAGTGGCGGTGCGATGGGCGGAGTGAGTGGCGGTGCGATGGGCGGAGCGAGTGGCAGTGCGATTGGCCGCGCAATGAGTAGTGCGATGGGGGTGCCGTCGTCACATGGTGGCGGTGGTGGCAGCAGCGCCAGTGAACGCCGCATCTTGAACTCCGGCAAGAATTCTAGCAAGCGCAGTGTCAGTGAAACCAAGAAGAAGTATGTCGCAGCACAGCAGGGTTGGAAATGCGGTGACTGTCAGCGTCAATTGCCCGCGTGGTTTGAAGTAGACCATGTCATTGCTTTAGAACACGGCGGTTCAAACCACGTGGATAATTTAGTCGCTTTGTGCCGGGATTGCCATGGAAAAAAGACAGCAATGTCGTTCCTCTAGAACCGCGATGACCGCAATGTAGACACAAATCCCTCAAATATAGCACAGTCGCAGAGCGACGAAGCGACAAAGCGTAGCGGAGTCGCGGAGTCGCGATGCGAAACGCGATGCGAAACGCGATATATAATATCTTATAATTATAACTGGGTATAACTGGGTGTCGTTATCATTATAATATTACAAAAAATATGAATCCCGCGTCGGCACCAGCGAGTCCGACTGCACCAATAGAACGCTCATTACATATAAAAAAATTATTGAACTACCTACCTATCATCATATTGGTAGTTATTTTGCTAATAGGGTTCATATCGTGGGACCTTATGGAAAATAATTGGGCGGTGTTTACAACACTACTCATTGTATGTTTATTTGCCGGTTTCGTCAATTTTTTGAACCCATTCCGTTTCCTTGAAGCAAAAGAGAA